CATTGGTCGTCGTGGGCGGGCATCAGGTCCCGCTGCTCGGTGGCCAGCAGCACCAGGTCGGCTTCCTTGACGCTGGGGGGCATGCTCCCTTCCAGGCCAAAGGCGGCGAAGACGGCGGCTTCGGCCCGGGCTTCGATGGCCTTGTAGTCGCCCAGAAGCTGCTTGAGGGGCCGGGCCACGTCGCCGACGAAGGCTTCGGCGGCGTCGTGCATCAGGGCCCAGCGGGCGTCGGCCTCGGGCACCAGGTGGGAGGCCAGCACGCAATGCTGGGCCACCGAGTAGAAACGGCGGGTGTGGCCGGCGAAGCGGCAAATGTTGGAAAGGGCGTGGGCTACTGCCTCCACCGTGACGGTGGCCGGGTCCGGCGCCAGGAAGTTGAAGTAGGCGCCGCTGGCGGTGAGGATGTCGGGGCGGATTTGCATGGTCAGGCCTCCTTTTCGCCGTTGATGCGTTCCACCGTGATGATGAAAGCCGGATTTCCGTTGCAGGTGACGGTTACCGGTTCGCCGTTGGCCAGGACATGCTCGGCCACGGCGCCGCAGGCCATGCCGGTGACGTCCTGCTTACCGGAGAGGAAGGCATTGCCGGCGGCGTTGGTGTGCCCGGCGTAAATCCGGTTGGAGATGGGCGAGGTCCCAATGTGAAGAGGCTTCATGGTCATTCCTCCTCGATGCTGATGAGCACGGCCTTGCCGTAGTGGGCGGATTCGATGGGCTCGACGCTCTCGATGGTGGCGAGGCTGTCGGCCTTGTTCTGGCCGGCGCCTTCGGTCTGGAGCAGATAGACGGGCATGTCCGGGGGAAGCCCGGCCAGGCTGTCGCGCAGGGTCTGGACGTTCATGGCGGGTTACTCCTTCACCGGTTCCAGAAGCCCGGCCTTGACCAGGGCGGTGGTCTGCTCTTTGGTGAGGCCGACCTGCTTGACCAGGACGTAGAGCATGCGGACGGGCTTGGGCATGTTGCGGCCGGCTTCGTAGCGGCAGCCGCCGGACTGGGTGATGCCCAGGGCTTTCCAGAAGTCGGTCTGGTTGTCGCCGGTGTCCTGGCGGAGTTTTTTGACGAGGGGGCCGGTGATATTGGCGTTGGCTTTCATGGTTCGCTCCTCAGCGGTTTGGTGAAAAGTTGGTCAGGCGGCACGGCGGAGGCCGTGCTCGTCGAAGGCGATGGCGATCTGCTCGGCCAGGACGGCGCTCTGGCGCGTCCGGGTGGGGCAGGCGAAGTAGAGGGCGCGGCAGCGGTCGATGACGGCGCCGGCGCGGTCCAGGTCGGTGGTGCACAGCAGGACGCCGTTGGCGAGTCGGGCGGCCAGGCGGCGCAGGAAGGAGAGGTCCAGGGGCAGGCCCAGGGCGGCGGCGATGCGCTCGAAGCAGTCGCACCAGCCCTGGAGGGCCGGCTCGACGGCGCACCATTCGCCGTCCCAGTCACGCATGACGGGGAGGCAGCCCTCGACGGTGAGTTCGCCGGTGGCCAGCTCGGCCATGAGGCCGTCGATGGCCTCGAAGGCGCGGAACATGTCGGCCACGCCGGATTGCCGGGGGATGGCGGGGTAGAGGGCCTGGATGGCGGCGGGGATGGGGAGGGTGCGCATCACGCGGCCTCCCCGGCTTTGGCTTCGTCCCGGGCCTTGATGAAGGCGGCGTGGGCATCAAGATCGGCGGCGGCGGCGGCGAACATGGCGGACAGGCGGCGCAGTTCGTCTACCGACGGGTAGAGATAGGTGCTGGTTGTTGCTTTCGACAGCCCACCGTCCACGCCTATTTGCAAGATGTGATTCAGTTTTTCGTCGTCTTCCCAGTGGGATAGCTTGAATTCCAGGGAGTGGACTGTCTCTTTCTGGGTGTAGTGATGACCCTTGATGTACTTGTTTTCCATCACGCGGCCTCCTCTTCGGAATAGTCGGATTGGCGGATTTCTCGGACCAGATAACCGAAGCTGCGGCAGCTTCCTTTGGTGTTTGCGTAGGCGGCCTGCAGCTCCATGGCGATGCGGACGGTGTGCTCGTCTCCGGCCAGGAGAATCATGTGGAGATTCAGCCCAGGCTCACCGTCGTGGAGGTTCAGCACCAGGGAGCGCAGGGCGCCGCCCATGGGGGTGCTGGCCAGGATCTCGCTGCGGTAGCGCTGGAAGGGGCTGAGACTGTGCAGGAGGCGGCCGGTAACCGGGGCAATGGCCTGCTCCAGGCGGTCATAGGCGACGGCAGCGGCAGTGGGGTCGGCGAACAACTGGCCGTTCTGCACCTGCTCGAGCACCGTGTTGCCGGCGGCGATCAGGCGCTGAAGCTGGGTCTGGTCTTGAACATTGAGCATGGTGGGCTCCTCAGGCATTGGCAGTGGGACGGCGCCGGGTGGCCGGCGGGATGGTGGTGCTGGCCTTCTCGACGAAGCGGCGGAACTCGGCGACGTCGCTGCGGGAGCCGACGAAGACGTTTTTGGGCTGGGCCTTGCGGAAAAGCAGGTAGCGGCCTGGCTTCTCGACCACGAACATGCCGTTGTCCGATGCGATGCGGCAGGCTTCTCGGAACGCCTGGATGGGGGTTCGGGCGCAGGCCATGGGCTACTCCTTTGCGTAGGTGGGGGAAGGGTTCTGGAAGAGCCAGCAGCGCACCGTGGCGGAGCGGGGCGGCATGTTGGGAGAGCGGCGGGCGTTGTAGCGGGCGTTGATGGCCGAGTTGACCGCGACGTTGGCCTCGATGAACTTGCGCTGGCGGCTGGTCTTGAGCAGGCGCTTGAGGTCGGGCAGGGGCGGGATGGGCTGGCGGGCCTCGGCGGCGATCTCGACGAAGTGGTTGAGGCTGACGGCGATGACCGAGGGGTCCCGGTGGTGGTTGAGGCGCTCGGTGTACTCGGCCTCTTCTTCGTTGGAGCCGGCGCCGTTGAGGTAGTCGAAGGCTTCCCAGAAGGCTTCCACCACGGGGTGGTCCTTGGCCAGGGCTTGCTCCCGGTCCTTGGCCATGTCGGCAATGACCTTGAAGGTTTCGGCCTGGATGCTCTGGGTGATGGGGGTTGCCAGGGACAGGGCCTGGACCATGGCCAGCAACTGGGCGTGGTTTTTCTGGATCCGGCGATTGCTGACGCCGTTGGCTTCCAGCTTCTGCTCCAGGGCCCGCTGGTTCTTCTCGATCAGCTCCAGTACCTGGGATTCCTGGCTGACTGCCTTGACCAGGAAGTAGGAAACGTCGGCGGCGGTCAGGCGTGAGAGGTCAAGGGCGGCCTCCCGGCCTTCGTTTGACTGGCGGGCCTTGTCCATCCAGATGTGGATGATCCGCTCCATGATCGGAGTGGAGGCCTGCACCGGGGCGTTCTGGCTGATGACCAGGGCGCCGCGGAACTGGGGCTCGTAGGTGTCGTTGCCGCTGCTCTTGACGCCGGTGGTGCGCAGGCTGCCGCCGTTGTAGAGGCTCTTGAGGCTGTCCCAGTGGAAGGACTGCTTGGGGCGGCCCTTGCTGCCGTCGCTGTCTTCCTCCCGGTCGGATTCGATCAGCACCACCGGCATGTTGGCCACCTGGGCCATGGAGCGCATGAAGCCGACGGCGGAGCCTTTCATGGGGTCGAAGCCCTCGTAGCCGTTGCGGCCCAGCAGCTTCCACATGGTTTCCAGCAGGGTGGTCTTGCCGGCGCCGGGTTCGCCGACGATCTCCAGGAAGGGGAAGCTCTCGAAGCGGTGGCGGATCTGCTCGGCGAAGAGGCTGCCCATCCAGTAGGCCAGGGCGGCCACGCCACGGGCGCCGAAGCAGAGGTAGAACTTGTCGAACCAGCCGGTATTGGCCGACTTGTGGTCGATGTTGAGGTCCAGCTTGAGGGAGCGGGAAAGGCTCTTGATGGAGAGCTTGCCGATGTCGAAGTAGTCCTCGTCGTTCATTTCCACGACGCGGCCGTCCTTCACCGCCACGGCGTTGTAGACGTAGGCGCCGTGGTCGATGCTGTAGCCGATGAAATCGACGGTCTGGACGGTCTTGATGTTGAAGGTCCAGCGGGAGAGCAGGCGGTCCAGCTGGGTGGCGTTGCCGCTCCAGATGGCGCCGGCGCCGGAGTGCAGCAGGCGCTTCTTGAACTCGGCCGGGGCCGATAGCTGGCCAGCGGTGAAGGTGTTCTTGATGGCGCCGCCGTCGTGGGGGAATTCCACCCGGAAGTAGTACCAGGCCTCGTCGGTGACCTCGTTCTTGAGGTAGTAGAGGGGGGTGGGCAGGCAGTTGCAGATTTCGGAGACGCCGGAGCTGCGCTCCAGAATCTTGGCCTCCATCTCGTCCTTGGGAAGCTCCTTCTCTTCCTTGGTCAGGTTCTCGGCGATCTTTACCTGCTTCTCCACGTCCACCTTGAACCACCACAGGCGGTTGTCGAAGTCGAAGGGGAAGGAGCGCCAGCCCGTCTTGTTGAACATGAGCTTGCCCTTCTCGGCCGCGTTCTCGGCCATGAGCAGGCTGCCCTGGTAGAGGTATTCCTCCATGTCCTTGTCGGTCAGGCGGCCGCGCTGGAACATGTCGTTCCAGTCCAGCTTGCCCCGGCCGTCCTGGGGGATCACGGCAGCAACGGCTTCCCAGCCGTCTGCCCGGCACTTGCGCACGAACTGCTTCATGTAGCGCCGGCCGGCGGCGTCGCCGTCCAGGGCCCAGACCAGGCGGGGGCGGGCCTTGCCGGTGGCGGCGCACTGCTGGGCGATGGCCTGCAGGTAGATGTGCAGGTCGTTATTGCAGCTCATGGCGGCCACGGCGTAGAAGCCGCGGTGGATCAGGGCGATGGCGTCGAAGATGCCTTCTGGTATCCAGATTTCCTTCTCGTCCTGCACTAGGCCAGGTGGAACCCAGGCCGTGCCGCCGTATTCACCCTTGAAGGTGGCCTTGCGCTTGCCGAAGCGGTAGGCGCGGTCGATGATGCGCTCCCACCAAACGCCGCCGCCGAGCTGGAAGCGCACGGTGGTGCTGCCCTCGTTCAGTTCGTGGCTGTGGTAGTACTCCTGGGTGTACCAGCCCTTGATGCGGTCCAGGTCGAAGCCACGGGCACTGTGCAGGTAGGCATCCGCCGCCGCGTTGGGGTTCTCCGGCGTAGGCTTGTAGCGCTTGCCCCAGTCGTCGAAGAGGTCCGGGTAGAGTTCCTTGACGTGGTACTCGGCGCCGCACTTGATGGGCCGGCCGCAGCGCACCACCCAGGGGTTCTCCTGGCCGATGTACATCTCTTTCTTGCCGCAGGCGGGGCACTTGCCCTTCTGCAACCACTTGCCGGACTGCGACACTTTGAAGTCGTAGTCCCTGACCAGTTGTTCTGTGACGAGTCGGTGAAGGTCGTTATCCATGGTTTTCAGGCAAAAAAGTCCCGTCACGCCTGAAAACAGGCATGAGCGTCGGTTACGTCTTGGGGGTTTAGGCGGCTAGGCGCCGATTAGCCGGTGGGCGCCGCCATGTGGCGGGGATTTAGCGTTTCCATGGGCAGCTCCAGCTGGCTGTCGGCCGGCGCGGCGGAAGCCGGCGACCGGGGGGAAAGGGGGATGTACACCTTCGGGTCCGGCTGCATCGAGGGGGCGATGGTGCGGGCCGCGGAACTGATGATCACCCAGGTATGGGCACACTCCAGGTTAAGGCACTGGGCGTACTGCTCCCGGGTGGTGGGAGTGACTTCCTTGCTGGTGCGGATCAGGGCCGGCCCCTTGCAGTGGGGGCACTTGATCCTGGCTCGGCTGCGGTTGGCGGTGGTCATGGTTCAGTCCTCCATCAATTCCGGCCGGCGGCCAGCTTGCTCTCGATCTTGCGCAGGGCCTGGGTGGCCCGCTCAATGTTGGCGGTGAGGGCCGCGTGGGCCGCTTCCAGCTCACCCGGGTCAATGCCGTCCATCAGGTCCACCAGTGCCGAGGTATGGGCGCCGGCCTGCTTGATGGATTGGCCGATCACGCCCAGGGTGTTCTCAGAATCGTCAGCCGCCAGGGGGTGGGCCCCTAGTGCATTGCCCAGTAGCAACCGGTTGACCAGGCGCACTACCCTGTCGGCAGGCAGGGCAGCCAGGACGCTGGGAATGAAGTTGGCGGTGAGCAGGTTGTTGTCCTTGCTCACGTCGTCCAGCCAGCGGTAGATGCGGTCCGCGTTGTTCTTCTGGCGCTGGACCACGTCCGGGCTGGGGGAGTCGAAGCGGATGCCGGTGGATTCAGGGCCGCCGATGCGCTCGTGGGCCTCGACGATCATCTGGCAGACGGTTTCCCGGCTCCACCCCTGGGAACGGCGCCAGGCCTCCACAGCGTTGGCGATCTCGGCGGTCCAGGAGAGCTTGTGCGACAGGCTGCGCATGACTGGCATAGCGTTCTCTCGTAACTTAGGCGGCAAAGAGATCGTCGGTGGTCGGCTGGTCGCGGGGGGGGACGATGGTGATGCCAAGCTCGGCCAGGGCCAGCTTCTTCAGGGCGGGGTCTTTCATCCGGTCGATCCGGGTCAGTGCCATGGCCTTGCGGAATGAGCCACCGAAAATCTGGCCCCGTTGCTGCTCGTAGGCATGGATCAGGTCGTCCCATTCCCGGTGCTTGGCTTCCAGGAAGTCTGCGGCGGCTTCATTGCCGGCAGATCGGACGCTCTCCGGGTTGAGCATGTTGAGGTAAGCCGCGACCCGATCCAGGCGAATCATGACCATCTGCCGGGTCTGACCTGCATAGAGGATGTCCTCTACGCAGATGCCAAGCCGCCGGCAGAAATAGGGGACCTGCATCTTCTTGTGCTGATTGGACCAGTCAATGCCGATTGCCTCGCAAATCGGCTTCAACGGAACGCGCTGGAAACCGTCTTCGCAATCGACCACCGGCAGCACGATGCCGGAGAAGTTCAGGTTCAGGCTGATGGCTTGCATGTCATTCCCCCAGGGGATATGTGGATGAAATACCGAACTCGGCAAGGGCTGCTCGGAGGCCTTTTAGATAAGCGGCGCGTGCCAGACGTGACTCAGACACACCGCATTTCAAGGCGAACCGCTTGGCATCTTCCAATTCGCTCGGCATGAGACGGAGGGCAATCGGCTTGTCTGCTACCAGTCCTGAAGGGTTGTTTTTGCGGGTGTTCATAGGGATGATGCGGCTAGGCAAGAGTGTTACAGGTATATTCGCGGGAACCTGCGAATATGTCAAGGGGAATTTCGCAGGATGTCGCTAAATTTTACAATTGAGGTTGGGAAGCGGCTCCGGCTGGAGAGGAAGCGGCTCGGCTTCAAAACTCAAGCATCCATGGCGCAAGCCCTTGGGATTCCTGAGAGAACGTACTGGGATAGGGAAACTGGGAAGGTCGCCCCGGATGCTGAATTTTTCGCAGCTTTCCGCGAAATTGGTGGCGATCTAATGTTCGTGTTGACCGGCAACCGTTCTCACGTTGGCGTTTCAGAGGGCTGGAAGCCATACACCCCATCTGAACGTGCAGCAGCGGCAATCCAGGATCTGGAATTAACTGAAGAAGATGGGCAGATGCTCATCGACCTGGCAAAGCGTCTAGCCCGCCCGTGACAATTACGACAGCATAGCGGTGATAAAATGCCACTTCCATATATGGAGGGGGCACATTCTTGAAGTTCATCTATAAGAATTCGCGTGGAGAGATTTCCACACGTTCCATGTTGGACGGCTGGAAGGAATCCGGCGCCTACATCGAAGGAGTTAGTCAGGGGGCTGGCTACCGTAGTTTTCTCAAGCATCGCGTTGTGGAGTATCTAGAAGGGTCAGAATCTCTCCTGGTCGACCCGTTTCCAGATCCTCCGCCACCTGTTCCGAAGGTCCGCTCTTCCGACGCAGTCACCTCAGAAATACTGTTCACCGGTTTCCCCGCAGTGCAACGGGCCAACCTTGAATCAAAGGCGGATGCGGCTGGGTTGAAGGTGGTTAAGAGCGTTACCACAAGGCTTACTTACCTCTGTGGCGGTCCCAACGCCGGGCCCAGTAAGCTGGCACACGCTAGGGCCCAAGGTTCTTTTATCCTGACAGAGCCAGGATTTCGGCATCTTATTGAGACAGGGGAAATTCTTGATGAGGAATCCGAGTTCATCTAAATGAGGGGATATTGAACATGAAAAGAGACTGGGACCTGATCCGAAAGCTTCTGACCGAGATTGAGGAAGAGAAAAACTACCTTGCCGATATTCCGCCGGAGCCGAAGTGGGGTGACGAGACAGAGCGGGAGTACAACGAGCGATATGAGGCTTACCGTAAGGTCGAGGACAGAATCCTTGGCCACCTTGAAATGCTTGTCGACAACGGTTACGTCAAGGGCGTCCAAGTGGTTCGATCACTTGACGGAAGCTTTGCTGTGAGCCGCAGTAGCTCTAGGCTGACGATGGCCGGACATGACCTGTTGGACACCATGCGTTCGTCGCCGGTCTGGGAGACCATCAAGTCGACGGCCAAGAGCAAAGGTATTGAACTCACCTTCGATACCATCAAGTCGCTTGGAGCGTTTGCGCTAAAGCAGCTCATCGGTTGAACTGCACAAAAACAAAGCAGCCCGTCATTCCCCAGGAGTGACGGGCTTTTTGTTGGGTTATCCACAGGGTTACTCACTAAAACTGGGGATTTATGTCATCCAAATGCATTGTCATTTCGTTGACCACCATACGTCTTTATATATGGGAGGACATATGGCGAATAGTGATGATGATTTTTGGTTCTGGGCTTTTGTTGTCGTACTCGGCGGGTTCTTGTTGTTTGTGTTTGTGTTGTCACGAAAAATCGGTGCAGATTTCGAGTCAACACTTCAGAGCATCATCTATTCAGCGGTAGCCGCTGGCTTGCTCTATGGCATCTACAAGATGCTGAATCCCTGCTGGCCCGTGATGCTGTGTCTCACCGCGGCATTCATGTACATGGCTTGGTTCCCTGCTATGGATAGCATCGCCATGGGTGGGCAAGCAGTTGAGTATTGGCTTCAAGAAGAGGCCCCGTGGTGGAATGGAAAATGGTTTCGCGCAGGGGTATTGTTAGCGCTGTTTTCTGGCGCCGGGTTCTTCCTGAATAAGTGTAGTAACAGCTATCGCTACTGAGCGTGAAATGAAAAAACCCGCCGAAAGGCGGGTTTTTTTGTGTGAGCTTATGAGGCCAGTGCAGTCATGGCGGCCCTTGCTAAAAAGCCACTTCGAGTTTCATGGTGTGTCTTGGTGTATTCGTCTATACGACGGAGAACAAACTTTGGAAGACTGATATTGACTCGCTCAGGTTTCGGATCGAGTTCGGAAAGATCAACATCAACCAGTGCCCAAATTGCTCCGGCGTATTCTTCATTTCCGGTGAGATCGTCTACGTTGGACGCTTTAAAACCAGCAGATTTACCTGCCTCCAGCAGTGATTCAATGTGGCTGTAAATAGCGTCCTTCGCGTTGCGGATAGCATCAATGATGGTATCGCCCCAAGAGTAGCATCCGGGAATATCCGGAATAATCACCCCGTAGACGCTCCCATCGTCCTTGAGGATAGCGATGGGAAATTCCATGGTTTTCTCCTTGCTTAACACTTTCGTGGTTGCTCGACTATCAAATATGTATTTGTTGTATGTTGCATTGATAACGCAATCGGTGAAAAAGCCGGGCTCACTTGAGCCCGGCCTTCTTCAAGATGCTGTTAACAAGTCCGACTGGCAGATCCTTCCTCGGATGAGGTATTGAAAGGTGAAACTCTGTTTTAGTCGGGTGTTTGAAGACATGATGGCTAGTTCCGTTGCAGCGATCTAACTCCCAACCATCTTCTTCCAGCATCCGGATTAGCTTTGTCGAATTCATTCCGACTCCTTTCCCGGTTGCTTGGAATGTATTATACACACCAATACACAATCGTCAACGACTTTGTGTATTGGTGTGTATTCACTCCGGCAGCTCGGTGGCCTTGATCTCGAACTCCACCGGCATGGTGTAGCCGCCGTCGCCGGTGATGTTGTGCACCACCCGGACGGTGACCCACTCGGTGTTGTCGATCTGGGGCTTCCAGCCGCTGAGGGTGGCCGGCAGATCGGCGATCAGCTCGGGCCGGCCCCGGGCCAGGGTGAGGTTGAAGGTGGCCATGCCGCGCTTCAGGCGGCGGTATTCGGTGCGGGCCGCCCGGGTAGCGGCGGCCTTGCTGGCATAGACATGGCGCAGGGTCTTCATGCTGTCGGTGCTTGGGGCGATGGCCGCGCCGTCTTCCAGCTTGGCGGCGTCCTTCCTGGCCTGGCGCCGGGCGGTGGCCCGGGCCTTGTCTTCTTCGGCCTTGCCCCAGGTGACCTCGCCGGCGGCCTCCAGGTTCTTGTCGTTGTACGGGGCCCGCACGCCGTCGAACTTGGCCCGCTCGGCGGCGCTCTTGATGGCCTTCCATTCCTTGCGGGCCAGGCGCAGGGCCCGGGCACGGGTGCTGCTGGTCTTGCTGGCCGGCTTGAAGGTGCCGGTGGCGGCCGGCGGGGTGGCCTCTTCTGCATCGCCCTGCTCGGCGGCGTCTTCTTCCTTGCCCCAGATCACCTCGCCTTTTTCTGCCCGGCCCAGGTCGTTGTAGGTCGCCTTGACGGCAGTGTAGCTGTTGCGGTCCGCCTGGTTGAAGCGGTGGCGGTCACCGTCTTCCCGGGTGATCTTGACCTTTCCCAGGGGCTTGCCGCTTACCGACAGCCCGCTGGCCGCCGGCATGAAGAGCAACTTGCCGCGCTTGACGGTGGCCACGGCGTCGAACAGGTCCGCCAGGCGGGTGAGGAAGTTGGCGCTGCTCTCGTTGGTCTGGTCGATGTGGTCGATGACCTGGTTGGCGATGCCTTCTGCCACCATGGCCGCCAGCTCATTCTCGCCGGCGATGATGCGCACGATGTCGCCTACGGTCTTGCCGTGGAAGCTGCGCTCCCGCTGGGTGGCGATGCCGCTGCGCAGGTCGGCGCTCCGGGCCGTGATGGTGAGGGTGTCCGGGGTTCCTTCATGGCTGGCCTCGTCCACCGTGAAGGTGCCCTTGTCCACCAGGGGCTGGCCGTCCCAACCCAGGGCCACGGCCACCTCGGCGCCCAGGGGCGGGATGGCCAGGCGGCCGTCGCTGTCGTCCAGGCGGATTTCCAGGGTGTCGGCTTCGAACCCCCGGTTGTCGGTGAGGTTGAGGTCAATTAGCCGGTCGGCAACGTCGCCGGAGATGTCCACCCCATCCACGGTGATGGCCACCTTGGGCATGGGGTGCTCCTGCAGGAGCTTCTGCAGGGACTCGCCGGCGCTCATAGGATGGCGGCCAGGGCGTCGCTGGCGGCGCCCATCAGGTTGATGTCCCGGTCGTCCACCCGGGTGAGCTTGAGGGAGAACTCGATCTTGCGGGCGGCCCCGTCGCCGAAGAAGAAGGAGCGGGTCTCGGAGAAGTCCTCCACCACGAACATGCCGAAGAAGCGGCCGGTGCCCTCGAGCAGGGGCCAGGCCTTGCCGGTGTTGGCCAGGGCCTCCAGGGTTGCCAGGGAGACGGTGCCGCCGGTCAGCTCCGGGTAGAGCACGCCGGTGAGGGTGATGGTTTCATCGCCCTGGCCGGCGAACTGGCGGGCCGGCCGCTTGCCGACGCGGCTGGATGACGGGTGGCGCCAGGCCACGGAGCGCTGCAGCTGCTGGTATGGCACCGTATCGAGGGCGAACACGAAGAGGCCCAGGGCCATCATGCTGGAGATGGGGGTGTTGATGCCGAACATGGCTTAATCCCGATCCCGCAGGCTGGAACGGCTGCGGGTCGCCTGCCGGGCCATGATGTTCTCCAGGGCCCGCTCCACTCGGAGCTGGATGTCGTCAACGCTTTGCCCCGGTGCGCCCTGGATGATGAGCTGCTGGATGACGATGCCACCGCCGCCAGCACCGGCTCCGGCGGCGGCCCTCAGCGGCGCCCGGGTATCCAGCGGCATGCCCCCGGCCATGGCCGCTCCGCCCAGGGTGATGCCGGCGCCAATGGCGGCCAGCTGCCGGGCCATGCCGGAGACGGCATTGAGCGGGCCATCCTGGCCGCCGGCGATGCCCTGCTCGAAGCCCTGCATGGTGAAGCCGCCAAGCTCGGCGAAGACCCGGGAGGGGCTGTGGATGCCAAGCCTTTCCTTGATCCATGCCACGCTGGAATCGGCCACGCCGGTGACGGTGGCCTTGAGGTCGGACCAGCGCTGCTGAATGCCCTGGATAAATCCGCCGATCATGTCGATGCCGGCCTGGGTCATGCGGGCGGGCAGGGTGGTGAACCAGTCCAGCACCTGGCCGAAGCCGCCAGCCAGCTTCTGCTGCAGGTCGAAGATGGCGCCGCCCAGGGTCGTCTCATAGCCCATGATCGAGGAAATGAGCTTGTTGATGCCGTCGTTGAGGTAGCCGCCCACGGTGTAGCCCAGGGAGAAGGCGGCGATCAGCTTGCCGATGGGGGAGATCACCCCCCAGATGCGACCCGCCAGCCCGGCCATGGCGCTGCCGCCCTGGATCCCGAGCAGGGAAATGCCGTAGCGGAACATGGCGATGGGCCCCAACACGGCCGCCATGCCCATGGCGATGGCGCCGAGCACCGTGAGCACTACGGCCAGCACGGCCGCGCCCTTCATCAGCCCGGCGGTGAGCTGGGGGTGCTCCCGGGCAAAGTCGCGGACGCCGGCCAGCACCTCCCCGAAGCTCTTCATCACGTCCACCAGGGCGGGCTTCAAAGTCTCGCCCAGCTCAGCCCCCAGGTTGAAAACCTTGTTCTGGGTCATCTGGTACTGGGCGGAGAGGGCGGCGGCCCGGGCGGCTGCCTCCCGGTCCATGGAGCCCTTGGCCTTTTCGTCGTTCACCAGCGCTAGTTGCTTACGGTACTCGCTCAGGTTGCCCGCCAGCTTGGCGGCGTCGTCGCCGAATTCCTTGCCAAAGAGGCGGGTGGCGGCTTCCAGCTGCTTTTCCTGGGGCAGGGCCTTGATGGCGTCCAGCACTTTGAGGATGGTGCCGGTGGCGTCCTTGCTCATGCCCAGCTGGATGTCCTTGGCCGAGAGCTTGAGCATGTCCATGCCGCCCTGGAAGCGCTTGCTCTGCATGGTGGCGATGGAAAGCTCCCGCATCATGGCATTGGAGGCGCTGGCCGCCACCTCTGCCTTGGCGCCGAGGGAAAGGAAGGTGGAGCCCAGGGCCGCGGCGTCCTTGTAGCTCATGTTGAGGCTGTCGGCCGCACCGGCGATGCGCTGCATGACGTCGATGATGTCGCCGCCATTTGAAACGGAATTGTCGTCCAGCCAGTTGATGGTGTCGCCCAGGCTCTTGATGTCCTTGATCGGCACCTTGTAGAGCTGGGAGAGCTTGCCCATCTGCTCCCCGACCTGATCTACCGGAAGGTCGAAGGCGGTGGCGGTGACGGCCGTGGTCTCGGCGAAGGTCAGCAGGTTCTGCTGGCCCTGGATGCCCATGCGGGCGCCGGCTTCGACGATGGCGGCGATTTCCGTCGTCGCCATGGGGATGCGCTCTGCCATGGCCTTGATGGAGTCGCCCATCTCGTAATAGGTCTTGGTGAGCTGGCCGTTGGCATCCCGGGCCCCATCCACCTGGCGGGCCACGCCCAGCATGGCGTCCTCGAAGCTGGCGTATTGCTTGACGGCGCCCAGCACCGGCAGGCCCACGGCACCGCCGGCCGCGCCCAGGGCAATGCCGGCGCCGGCCAGCTTGTCCCGGGTGGCAATGCGCTGGTCGTACTGGGAGCGGGCGCCGTTGAGGGCGCTCATGCGCTTGTTGTGCTGGTCCAGGGCCAGGCGCTGCTTGTCGAATTCCGCCGTGGTGGCGGCGATCTTGGCCTTCAGGTCCCGCTGGTAGCCGGCCAGCTTGTGGGTGTCCGCCCCGTTGGCCGACAGCTCGGAGCGCAGGGCCTGCTGCTTCTCCTGCAGCCGGCTGATGGCGCCCTTGAGGTTGTTGGCGTCGGTGGTGGCTTCCTTCCAGGCCCGCTGCAGCTCACGGCTGGGGGTGGTGGTGGCCTTCATTTCCGCCGCCAGACCCTTGACCCGCTCCTGTACCTTGTCCAGCTCCTGGCGCTGGATGGCCAGGTTCTTGGCCGTGGCGCGGAAGGCGTCGATGCGCTTCTGCTCGTCGTTGAAGGCTTTGAGCTGGTCCCGGGTGGCCTTGAGTGCCTTGGCGGCTTCGTTGCTGCCGCCGCCGATGGCCTTGAGGGGCTTGGTCAGCTTGTCCACCCCGTCGAACAGGACTTTTAGGGCGAGTTTCTGGCTCATGGTCAGGACTTTTCAGGGGGTTCGTGGCGGACTCTGGCTTTTTCTCTCCAGCCGGCCAGCTCAGACAGGCTCATGGGGTCCATATCGGCCGGCCCCCAGTGGAAGACCACGGCCAGATCGGCCATGGCGTCATCCACCGAGTCGGGAATCTTTATTCCGTCCCGCTCTGCCGCAGCGCTTTCGGGACCAAAAAACCGGCCACCTTCGAGCCAATGGCGGTGAGGTCGGCGGGGTCGATAGTGGCGACAATGGCCGCCGGCAGGGTCGGGGTGGTGACCCGGGGCAGCACCTTGATGAGGGAATCCACGTCGAGATCCAGCAGGTCGCGCAGCTTGATGCCGCGCAGCTCGCCGGCACCGGGCTTGCGTACGGAAACGGAGGTGATCTCGGTTTCGCCCATCTTGATGGGGGTGTCCAGGGGGACGATTTCGTCGGGGGTGCTCATGGTTTTCTCCTCGGTAGTCTTTCAGCCCGCCAGGATCCCGGCGGCGGGCGGCTTTGCTTCCGCCAGCGCCGGCCGGGGCGGCGCTGGCCATGTCTCACGGTGGGTTATGCGGTCAGGCCAGGCCGATGGCCTTGCGGTGGGCTTCCATCAGGTCCACGCCGTTCACCTTGAAGATGCCGTTGATCTGGTCGATCTCGATCACCTCCTGGTTGTCGATGGAAAGCTTGAAGTAGGAGCAGGTGGTCTTGACGACGGTTTCGCTCATGGCCCCGCCCTCGGCGTCGCCCATGTCGATTTCTTCATGGCGGCCCCGCACGATGATCTCCACGGCCCGAACCGTGCCGGTGCCGTCGTCCTCGTAGCTGCCGGCAAAGCGCAGGCCCAGGCCGGCCGCCTTGGTGGTGCCGTACTGCTTGAGAATATCGGGGACCAGGCCACCGTAGGTGTGCTCCAGTTCGATGATCTCCTGGCCCATGTCGATCTTGACCGGGCCACCCATGCCGCCGCCGCGGTAGTCCTCCATCTTGCGGGTCAGCTTGGGGAGCTTCAGCTTCTTGACCTCGCCCTGGTAGGAGCGGGCTTCATTGAACAGGTTGAAATGCTTGAGTACCGAGGGCATGCCCATGGCGTTCTCCTATGTCTGTGTCGGGTTGGGTCAGCCGTTCATCCGGGCCGCGAAATCGACCAGGTAGCGGTCGGTGATGCGCTGGCGCAGCATCAGGTTCTCCAGGGGCGGTACCGGGGTGTAGTCGTAGTCCAGGTACAACTTGCCGGCCTTGAGGGTGTCCTTGGTGTTCACCTCGTCGTCGTACCAGGCCTGGCCGTCGATGATGTAGGTGCCGGCCCATTCCCGCAGCTTGGCGTTGATACCTTCGACGATGTCGCGGGCCAGACTGGGGTTGAGGGGCTTGTCCACCGCCCACATGTGCGCCTCGGCCATGGTGTCTGCCATGACCTGGGCGGTACGGGTGTAGTTCTCAAAGGCGAAGAGGGGGTCGTCGGAGCAGGTACGGGAGCCCCAGAAACGGAAACCATCGCGCCGGACCAGGGTGGTGACCTCGTTGGCGTTGAGGTAGCCGGCGTCGGTATCCGGGTCCTGCAGGTCGAAGTGCACACCCTTGCTGATGCCGTAGACGCCATTCACCGTCATGTTGGAAATGGTCTTGTGCCAGCCGACTTCCTTGTCGATCTTGGCCCGCATCCCTAATGCCCGGGCAACGGCAGGGGCCAGGGCGGCCGCATTGGTCGTGGAGTCCCAGGCCAGGAATTCGGGCCAGATACACATCAGCTCACGCTGGCCGAAGTTGTCGCGGTAGGCGACGGCCTCTTCCTTGGTCTGGGCGCCGTTGCAGAAGACATAGCCGAAGCCGCGCAGTTTCTGGGCGATGCCGGCAAGCTCGGTGGCAACGGCCAAGGTATCCAGGCCAGGGGCGCCCAGGATTCGGGGCTTTACCCCCACCAGGCTTTCTGCGGCCAACAGTGCCTTGAGGCCGGTCTTGTGGCCATCGGCCGTAACGGTGCCGATGACGTTGCTGGTGGTTTCGGCAGGGGTGGCCCCTTCCTCCACCCGGATGATTACTGCCAGCGGCTTGGTCTGGTCGGTGATGGCATCCAGGCTGGGCGCCAGGGTACCCGAATCCCCGGACTTGCCCAGGTCGGTGTAGAGGTCAGTGGAAAGAACCGGGGTATTGAGGGGGAAGCGGACCGGATCTGCATCGGGAGCGGTGCAGATCAGGCCGACGACGTCGGTTGAAGCGTCACGGATGGGGCGGGTGCCTTCGTTGATCTCGGTGACACGGGCGCCGTGGTGGTAGTCAGCGGGCATGGAATCTCTCCTGTAAAAGCCTGGAGTCCATGATGGCGGCCCGCGCGCGCGGGGGCTATTTGTTCCGGTTGTGCCGGGGCGCGGCACAACCGGAATACGTCAAATAGCGATGATGGGAAGGTAGTTGCGGAACCGAGGGCGGGACTCTGCTCCACCAGTAGCCCCAGTGTTGCCGACGTTGGTGAGGTAGCCGTATGTCCCTGAAACGCCGCTTCCGTTAACCGCCAGCGTTTGCCCGGAGTGGGTATGGCTCTTCAAGTCGTCTGCACGCTCGTTGCCGATTTGGCCGCCGACAAAGGTGATTCCTACTGTGGCTGTTGCCGTGGCATTAGCACTCATCGTGATGGAATTCGACCCGGTAATGCTTTCAACAGTGGCCCCGGCCTGGATACCAGAGCCGGACAATGCCTGGCCGATAAACATGCCTTTGGTGGACGACAGTCCGGTGATCGACTTGCTGCCGTTGGTTGTCGTACCGGAGATGACCGATGCTTCATAGCCGCGCGCCCCCGTGTCAAGGCCGCGCCAGAAGAGGCCTCTGTCGTCGGGAAGGCCGAAGGTAGTGCCGCTTCCACCATTGCCGTAGCCGTAATAAAAGAGCGTGAAGGGAACGCTGGCAGAGGCGGTTGCCTGATTGCTCATGGTCGCCGTCGTGGCACCGGTAATGGAGGCGATGGTTGTCCCAGCCGGTACTCCCGGGGCCTCTACGGGCATGCCGACGTACAAATCCGACGTGCTGGATAGGCCGGAGATGACGTTACTGCCGTTTGTCGTGGTTCCGTTGCGAGTCGGGCAAAGAACAGCGAAGAGGGAAGGATGGGTAGCCCGACTAACTGCAGCTCCATCAAGCACTAGTGCCCATTCGGGGCATACCGGAGTCGGCCACATCATCATGAAGCCAGATGGAAACGCGCTTGAAGTTGCGATTCCTTTGGCCGGATTCAGCAACACCCACTTGTCTTCCGCCGCCGATGCTCCCCGGCGGCCACGGACCTGGACGATGGCGCCGGCACCGGGGATGTCGCCGGCGACGATGGCGGTGGATGCACCCTTGACGAAGCCGAAGGCCCCGGTGCCGGAATTGAAGGTTGCCCCGGCGGCGGTGTTCGCTGCGGTGGCCTTGAACGAGAGGGTAACCTCGGGAATACGGCCTGCCGTGTCGGTGGTGATGGCGGGGGTATAGGCGGCGGTGATGGCATCGGCCGTGCCTCCGGCCGTGGCGGTGACGTGGGTTCCCTTCTGCAGGTCGGTGATCTGCACCCGGGCGGCCAGGGCGTTGGTCATGGTGGTGGCGAAGTTGGGATCGTCGCCCAGGGCATCGGCCAGTTCCTTGAGGGTATCCAGGGTGGCAGGTGAGGAATTGACCAGGCCGGCAATGGCGGCATTGAGTTCCGCCTGGCTGACGGCGGAGAGCAAGGCCCGGACGGCGGCGGCATCGGCGCCGGCCAGCAGGCTGCGGCCGTAGGCGGTGACGGTGCCAAGCGCTGCCTCATCGGCGCCGGTGAAATAGATGAACTTGTCGGCCGCCGTGGCCAGGGCGGCAATGGCTACCAGGGTGGGGTCCTGGTCCTGTTTGTCGGTCTGCATGTTTTCCAGCAGGGCCCTGAGGTAGTTGGTGCGGGCGGCCAGGGCCTTTGCCTGGATGTTGTCGATGCCATCCGGCCCGCCCTCGACCACGTCGTCTTCCTCATACTGGTAGATACCCTCTACCCACTCGTTTGTTTCGGAAATGAATGCCATGACGGCTCCTTTCAGGTGTTTACAACGCCGCGGGTGTAGCTTCCGTCGCGCAAGGCGACGCCGTTTCGGCGCAGGGCGGCTTGTCGGAAGTCCAGGGCTACCAGGTGAACGCAGTTGCGCTTGGCGTTTTCGAGCATGGAACGGATGAGCATGGCCTGGTCGATGGTGACCGGTCGCTTGAGCACCACCCTGAAGGTGGCCCATCCTTCATGCCCGAAGCGGCGGCGGGTTCCGTTGCGCCGGGCCGTCCCGTTACGGACGACGAAATCGGAGCGCTCCACAATCTCTGCGTCCGGCTGGCCCATCACAGTCAGGACCCGGCGTACGGCGCCAGGCGTTCCCTTGTGTTCATGGATGCGGCGGGCTTCCTTGATGGCCCGGCGCTTTCGTTCCTCGGACCAGTGTTCGTCCCAGTCGTCCACCGACAACGCCCAGGCCAGCCAAGGGAGAAATTCGAGAGGGCAGGTGTCGGCGTTCCACAACGTCTTGACCAACTGCTCATGCTCATTGCGGGCAATGGCATCGGCCAGCGCACGCTCCAGACGGCTGCTGTTCGGCGGCAGCAATACGGCGCTCATTCCTCAACCCCGGCAATACGGACAGTGATCTGATCGCACCGCGGCGCCTGGTTCTTGGTACAGATGATGTCGGCCACCGGCTGGTTGACCACGGCCCGCTTGATTCCGGCTTGGTGGGCAGCCTTTTTTGTGGCCGAATCCACCACCGCTCCCCCCAGGGAGAAGTTGTTGGCGGCCAGGGCGGCCAGGGCATCTTCTGCGGCTTGTCTGGCGATTTCGCCTCCCGGCCCCGGGTAGACGTAGAGGTCTACGTCGTAGGTGTAGGCAACGATTTCCGCCGGCTCAACCGAAACGTCTTCAGACAGGGGGCGCACGTCTTCGTCGCTGAGGGCTGCCTCCACGGCATCGAGAACTTCCTGGCTGGGGATGCCGTCGCCGATTTTCGACAGCACATAGACTACGGTGCTTCCCTTCATAGGGCTCATTGGCTCGGCGGCCTTGACCTGGCCATGGGCGGATAGCGCATGGAAGCGGTAGGCCTCCCGGGGTCCGGCAACGGAGTAGGACTCCGGCTTGAGTGCCAGGCGCTGGCGGTATTCCTCGTCCGTTTCCTTCACGGCGGCCACCGGCGGGGTGGCATCCGGGTCGGCCGGGGTTACCACCAGGCGCTCTTCCTGGTAGTAGGTGACGCCGATGTGGTCCAGGTTGCTGCCGGTGGAGTGGGCCAGCAGCAGGGCCCGGGCCTCGTCGTTGTAGCTGGCGCGGCGGTTTAAGTCCCAGTAGGCGGCCAGCTGCAGGATCTTGTTGGCCGGCTCCGATTCCCGGTCCAGGTCGGCGGCGACCTGGGCCTGCTCTTCCACCGGGTAGGTGGCGATGACCCAGGCCTTCATGGCGGCCAGGATTTCCTCGAAGTCCAGGCTTTCGATGACGTCCGGGGCGGTCAGGGCGGAGAGGTCGATGCTCATCGGGATGCTTTCACGGAGAAGCTGACGGCCTGGCCGGCCCGGGGGCCGGTGAGGCGGATGGCGTCAATACCGACCACGGCTTCGCCGTCCATGTTGATGTCGAAGTCCACGCCGGTGATGGCGATCCTGTTTTCCCAGCGGCTGATGGCCATCACTGTGGCGGCCATGAGGCGCAGCACGGTGACGGCATTCCCGGGGTGGTCGATCAGATAGGGAATGATGGAGCCGTATGGGCGTCGCTTGACCCGGCTGCCGATGGGTGTATTGATGATGTCGCCGACGGATTTCTGGATGCTCTCCATTTCGTCCATGGACAGGCCGGTCTCGGGGTTCATCCTCATACAGGTGACCCCACATGTTCCTCATGATCGTGGCCCATGAGGCTGATTCCGCCGGCCACCACGTCCTCGGTGGTCTCGATGCGGCCGTTGATGATGGCGCTGGCGCCGTCGCCTCCGGTGCCTCTCATGCCGGCCTGGTAGGTGAAGAGCTTTTCTACCGTGAGGGTACCCATGATCCGGGTATTGCCGGTGATGGTGTTCTCGGGGCAGTCGATAGTGCTGCTTTCGCTGGCCTGAAGTAGGGCAGTCTTGATACCGGTGGCCTTGAGGGCGCCGACGGCGTGGTCATATTCGACGACGGCGCCGTCCGGGTAGCGGGTGTAGTCCTTGTTCGGGTCGGTGCTGGGGCTGGGATGGGTATCGGATTCGATTCCCACCAGCACAATGCCGTTTTCAGTGCAGCCGCTGGGGGAAAGGAGAATTCCCTGCTCCCCAACAGTCGGCGGGTTCCAGGTTCCGGTGGTACCTGCTCGTAGGGTTAGCCATTTCAGCCAATTGGTTTCCAGCTTTCCGGACTTGAAGCGGCAGCGCCGCTTATCGTGGTCGACGGCAGAAACCGTCCCCATTCGAATGAGGTTGGCAATGAGTCTGGCGAGTTCTGCGTAGTCCATGGCCCCGATGTTGCCTTCCCCCCGCGCGCGGGTGGGGAACGGCCGGTTGTGCGGCTTGTGGCTACAACCGAAACGGGCGGGTCAGCCGGCGATCCAGGGGAGGATCAGCGCTTCCAAGGCGGAAAGGTCGCTGTCGTTGATGCCCAGCAGCTCCCGGGCGGGGTATTCCACCTCGGGGCCGCGGCGCTTGTTCACCCGGTCCTTGAGGCCGAAGTGGTGCACCTGGGCAATGCGCTGGACTTCGGCGGCGAATTCGACCACGGCACCTTCAGGCCCTGCCGCTATGGTGAGGTAACGGGCGGTGCGCAGCTTGGAGAACATGGCCCGGCGGCGCAGCCGGCCCTGCTTTTTCCGAAGGGTGGATTTTCTCGGCTCGAATGCGGTGCCGTCCGGATTGAGCTGGGCGGCGATGCGGCGGGCGTTGGCTTCCCGCAGGCGCTGGGCCATGGCCCGGGCCAGTTGCCGGCGGCGGGGCGGCTCCAGGTTGGCGATGAGGCCGGAGCAATAGGCGGCCAGTGGCGCCAGCGGGTCCAGATCGGCCATGGCTTAGGGGGCGGCTTCCAGCCCTGGCGCTTCCAGGGTCCAGACGGTGGGGCCGCTGAGGTCCGGCTGGGGCGGCTCGTCCAGGTGGGTGGCCTGGAGCTTGTTGTCCACCTGCTCCACCCGGACGCTCTCGGTGAGCTGCAGGGTGATCTGCAGGTCTGCCTTGTTGTTGTCCAGCAGCTCGGCCTCGAAGGTGATGCCGTTCTCCTGGCTCTGGGGGTTCTGCAGGAGGTCGAACTGGTTGACGGCAACCCACTGCAGCAGGGGGATGGCGACGTGGTCAACGTGCTCGGTGAAGTCCTCGATCAGCAGGCTGACGGTGTAGTGGTAACGGAAGGAGTTGCCCTGGGGGCGGCAGCGGATGCTGCCCTTCTCGATGAAGACGTGGAACTTTTCGGGGTGCTTCTTCAGCCCGGGGACCCGGGCGGCCAGGTGGTCCCGCAGCTCAGCGGCTTTCTGCATCGAGATCCCGGCACACGGCCGCCTCCAGTTCGGTTTCGTAGGCCTTGCGCTGCTCCCGCTCGGCCAGCAGGGCCTTTACCTGGTCGTCGATGGGGGCGCCCATGGGCAGGGCATCTACGGCCCAGGCGGGCTTTTCCACCGGCTTGGCCTGGATGGCCTGGCGCACCGGCTTCTGGATGGTGACTACATCGGGCAGCTTGGCGGTGGTGCCGCAGGCGGAGAGGGCGATGGCGGCCAGGCACATCAAAGCATGTGTTTTCACGGCCGGCGCTCCTTCTGCAGCTGTTCATCCACCCAGGCCCGGGCCGTCTGGCAGGGGTCGGCGCCGGCCGGGCGCTGGCGGGCCAGCCACTCGGCGGCCTTGGCCTTGATGGTGGCGGCCAGTCTGGCGGCCTTGGCCTGGGCGGTGGCCAGGGTGGTGGCCTGGCGCTCCCCGGTGGCGGCCATGGTCTGGATGGCGGCGTTCTGCTCCCCGGTGCGGTCTGCCAGGCGCAGGTAGGCCTGCTCCAGGGCCTGGCGCTGGGCTTCCTTGGCATCGAGGCGTGGGGAGTACCAGGCGGCGGAGATGGCGGCGCCGGCGGCGGCAATGGCCAGGGTCAGGAACAGGCGGCCCCAGTCCATCACGCAGCCTCCTGCTCGGGGGCGGCCGGGCTGTGGCGCTCGTAGGCCCGTGCCAGCTTGGCGTCGTAGAGGTTTTCCTTGTAGGCCGGGCCGTTGTAGAGGCGGGCGAAGTCGGCCCACTTGCGGGCCTTGATGGCCTTGAGCAGGGCGGGGTCGGCCTCGATGAAGCGGACGAAGGCTTCCAGCTGCTGGTCCTCCCCGGTCTCCATGGCCAGGACGAAGGCGGCGATGCTCTCGTAGCCAAGTGCCTCCCAGTGGTAGCCCATGATCTGGAACTGGCCCCAGGAGCATGCCTCCAGGGCCGCTTCCTTGTGGATCTGCTGGGCGGTGGCGAGGCGGGCATATTCGGCGCTGCCGCCGCTGTAGCCGCCCCGCTTGGGGTTGACGATGTTGGGGTAGCGCTCCACCAGGGGGGCGGTGTCGATGCCACGGGCCGCCAGGCGCTGCAGGAAGACGTGGCGCTCGAAGAGGATCACCGGGCGGCCGTTGTCGCCGAATCCGTGGCCCCGGCTCTCCACCTCGTTCACCGCCATGATGGTGGCGATGGGCAGGCCCAGGCGCTTGGCGGCGGCTTCCAGGGCGGCCTGGGTGAGCAGGCGGGGGTCTTTCTCCCTGGTGCGCAGCAGCTGCAGGGTCTTGGGGCCGGCGTTGCCGTCCTGCACCAAGCCGACGCGGGCCTGGAAGGCTTTGACGGCGGCCTCGGTGGCATCGCCGTACCAGCCATCCAGGGCCACATCCAGGCCCACGGTGCCCAGTAGGCGTTGCAGTTCGCGCACGCTGGCGCCGATATCACCCTTGCGCATGGGGTTCTCCTTTACGGTTGGGGGGGAGCAGGGCCCGCATGCGCCGGTCACAGAGGAGCAGCAGGGATAGCCCGGCGGTGAGCAGGAGGATGGCGACGGCCGGCGGCACCTGGCCGGTGCAGACCATGAGGATCACGGCCATGGCGCCGGCGGCCAGGAGCAGGAAGGCGTAGCGCAGCATCCAGGGGGTGCAGGGCGACATTCTGGCCAGGGCCGGCTCGGCCCGGACCAGGATCACGGCCGCGAAAACGAGGGCGGCCAGGTTGGCGGCGGACATCATCAGGCGATCTCCTCGGTCTTGGACTTGGCGAAGCGCAGGGCGAACGGCCCCAGGACCTTGTAGGCCAGCAGGCCGAAGGTGACGGCGGTAGGGAAGCGCATTAGCAGGGCCGGCACCACGTCGGGCCACCAGGAGAGGGAGGTGACCCACAGCACCAGGGGCGGGATAAACCAGGTCGTCAGCAGGGCGGAGAGGGCACAGACGGAGAGGCGCTGCACCAGGCCGGCCGGCGGCTGTTCGTAGCTCTGGGCCCACCAGCCGCCGATGAAGCCGCACAGCAGCAGCATGGGGTCCAGGCCGGTGGCTACGCCCAGGACGGTGATGCCCGAGGCAGTCAGGGCGGCGGCGGGGGTGGTGGGTTCGGCCATGGTCAGTCCCAGAGCTGGATGATGGTGGTGTCGGTGTTGGCGGAGGCCTGCACCTGGTCGGGCAGGGTGACGAGGGTTCCCATGGGCAGTACGGCGCCCAGGGCGGCAAGGCCGGGGTTGAGTTCATAGACCTGCTCGGTGAGGCCGGCCGTGGCGCCCAGGTGGCGCCAGCAGAGGGCGTCCACCGTGTCTCCCTGTTCGGCACGGACTTGCATCAGATCAGCTCCACCACGGTGCGGGGCTTGCCCTGGATATCGGCGATGGCGGCCCGGTAGTCCCGCAGCAGGTCGTCGATGGTGGGGTCCTGGGCGTCGGCTTTCTTGTCGCCGGCGCCGGTGGCGGAAAAGTCACGGTAGCGCTCGGCGGCCTGGGCCTTCACATGGCAGGCCAGGGCACGCCGGTAGCGCAGCACCTTGACGGATTCTTCGCCGATGGCGGCGGCGGGCACATCGGCCAGGGTGGCATGGCCGGCGGCCTCCATGCCCTGGCGCCAGGCGGCCAGTTCGTCTTCCACCTGGGCCATGGCCTCTTTCAGCAGGGCCATGAAGCGCCCGCTTTCCACGCTGCCGTCGATGCCGGCCTCGGCCCGGACCTCGGCCGGGGTGACTTCCGGCCAGAAGGCGCCCAGGCTCAGCTTCGGTTCGGCAGCGGGGTCGGCGGGGGTGGTGATGACGAGGCTCATGGTCGCTCTCTATGTCAGGTCGGGCGGTGGTCCGGGGGTTGGGGCCTGGGGAGGAGCGCCCAGGCCCGCCCCCGGAGCCGCCCGGGTGCGGGGTCCGCTCTGTTTCAGCCGGTGCTTTCGCTGCCGGCGGAGTTCGGTTGCAACTGCTTGATCTTCACTTCCAGCCGTTCCAGGTCCTTCTTCACGCCGCTGCCGGCGTGCAGCTCCAGGGCCCGGGTGAGGTGGGTCTTGGCCACGGTGAAGTAGTGCAGGGTCTGCTCGGCATCCAGGGCGGTGCTGCCGTCCGCCGCCTTGCCGGCTTCGGCCAGGGCCCGGGCGACGTAGCCCTGGGCCTTGTGCAGCTTGGCCCGGACTTCGTCCGGCATGTCTTCTGCGGCGGTGACGATCTGGATCTCGTCCAGGGTGGCGGCCTGGTCGAAGCTGACGCCGTTGCCGGAAATGGCGGCCTTGATGGCGGTGTCGGCGAACTCTTCGGCCAGGACGCAACCGGCGCTGCGCTTGAACTTGTCGGGCATGGCCAGCTTGTGGGCCATGACGTAGCGGCCCAGGCGCAGGGCCAGGGCCAGGTCGCCGCAATCGATGGCCCAGACCATGCAGGTGGTGACCACGTCATCCTGGCGGCCGGTGTCGCCCTGGATCACGCCATCCAGCCAGGGCAAGTAATCGGGCAGCAGGGTGGCCTTGAGGGCCGCCTTCTTCTCCTGCGACTGCAGGTCGGAGAGGCGGCGCTTGTCCTCGGCCAGCTTGTAGAGCATTAGCTCGTACTGGCTGGCGTTGGCTTCTGCGGGGCCATCCACCGCCTTGGCGGCGGCGGAGACCCG